GTAGCGAACCATGGGTATGCCACATTGTCAGTGTATGCTAAGTTTCTTACGATTTCAGCCGTTGGTGGAATATAAAGATTAGCGTTGTTTTCACTATCTAAAATCTGTATCCATGGGTAGTAAACCGCAGTATAGTTAGAGTCGATACCAGTTGTATTTAAAGCGTCAATTGCGTCTTGTGGGTATAACCAGCTATCAGTATTACCTGGATCGCTATTACCTAACAATTGAATATCAGGTAAAGTTGGAAGATAGATTGAGTCCATTCTTCTTTCTTCAACGATTTCAATTGTATCAGAACATAAATCAGTGTTATTGATCAAGTCGATACCAGGCGTAGCTAATATGTTGATTGACGTTTGTTCTGGATTAGAGAATGATAACGCACCCAAATATGTAGCGTAGTAGTCAGATGAACCAAAGTTACCGTAAAGTTCACTGAATTCTGGATTAGCAAACTGAGCGAAACCACTTCTTACGAAACCACCTCTACCGATTTTATAATCGTTTGTGTTAGTTCTACTCTTTCTGTAGATATCCCAACCATCGAAACCACCAGAGAATAACGCAGTGAATTTTCTTGTTCTGATATCGTAATATGGATGTGATGTATCACCCTCAACAACCGAAGCATCAGTAAATGTACCAACACCAGCTGTGAATACAGGTAAACCATTCATACCAACAATACTACCAGCATTTATATCCATGTGGAAACCAGTTGTTTTAGTACCCCAAGGAATACCGCTATTATAAGTGTTTGTACCACCAAGTGATTGTTGACCTTTAAAATTCAATAAGTCAGCATCATAACCATACTCAACATCAGTGAAACCTAAGTAAACTTTTCTTACTTTATCACCAGCTGAAATGATTGGTAATGCAAGCGGAGGATCCACAATTGTTTCACCAGCAGCATAGTATTTTGTCTTATATGGTAATGTAAGAACACCAGCATATAATGAGTCTGTATTATCAGTTCCATTAGTTCTGAATTCGTAACCCTCAAAACCACATGGTAATGCATCAGAAGGTGCGTTAGGATCCATATCAACAACAACGTATGCACTAAGTAAAGGATATTTGTTGTCGATAGTACCGATTCTTCTACCAATATAGTTTGTTTGTGATTCGTCCATAGACAAACCAGTGAATTTCTCAAGGAATACTGGTGCCTTATCAGAGTCACTATATGATCTCACATAAAGATCGAATGTTAAATTATCAAGGTTAACATTAGCGATAGACGCTTTGATTTCTGTGTTGGCATCGTTACCATCAGATATTGATACCAATCTGAATAATCTTTGTGGTAAACCACCTCTCAATTCAGACACGAAGAACGGTGTTGTTGGTGACTGGAATTGGAATTCACTATGAGCCCAGGTATTAAGTGGTAACATGTTATAGTGTAAACCCTTGATTAAACCGTAGTCATAACCCTTAGCAATTGAATTATCATAAAGTTCGTCAACGAAAAGGTTTGTGCTCTTATCATAAGCTGCCACACCCAATACTTTCTTAATGTAGTTACCTTTAGTACTATCTAAAGAAACGTTATAATCGAAAGTATCACCGTTAGCTGTCATACCTGTGATATCGAATGATGCCATAGGATCAGCCTGAATCGCTGTTGTATTAATTAGATTTACAGTTGTACTACCAGTTATATTGAATTTTAAACTATCTACTATATAGTTAGCTCTACTTCTAAGAATACCAACAGTCTTTTTGTGGAATTCGTAGTTTGGTAAAGCCGTATTCGTAACATTAAACAAATTTAAATTTGCTAATATCAAACCAGCACCACCAGTACCACCAGTTGTTGTGTTCATATCACTACAGAACATACCGAATGAATGACCGACATAGTTATCAGTTAATTCACTAAAATTAAACTCGTTAGCGAACAAATAATTGTTATAATCCGCAGAATCTAATGTAGCTGAGAAAGGATATGACTGAATATGTTGTACCGTTAATAAACCAGGTATAGTATTTCTAATACCATCAATTATTGTAAACAACGCACTTGGTATGTAACTACAATAAAGAATATCACGATTCCACCAATGTGTACCAGTGTAAGCCGCTAAATTTGTTATATTAAAATAACTATTATACGCAGTTATGAATTTCGTTGCATTAATGTGAGTTAATGAGGCGATTACATCAGCTAATGGTTGACCAGTAGCATAATCTGTAATTGTGTTTGAACCAAGATCCAACACAATTGGACGTACCTGATAATCATCAACAGTTGATATGGCGTTTTGATTAACCGTACCTATTGTTCTAAGAGCATAAGCCATACCAGAATCATAACCTGAAAGACCAAGAACACGAGTTACAAATAACTGGTTAGATTGGCTCAAATATGACTTAGCAATATATGGTAATTCATATTTAACAATCTGTGTTCCTAAGAACTTCTCAGGGCTGGTTCCGCCAAATTTTAATTTAAAGTTGTCATAGTTAGTGACGAACATAGGTTGGAATGCAGGTCCTTTTTGAGTTTCACCCACAAGTCCTAATGTAGTGACACCAACCGTCTCAGTTGTAAACGTTAAATCTTTTTCTGATGTGTAGACACCTGGTGACGCATAAACTTGATTTGCCATATTCTATTAATTTTTTGATTTTTTACTTTTATTAAGATTTTATAACAATAAATATCCGCTTCTTTAACAAAAACCCTTATTTAATATTTACTTTCCAAAATTATTTTCTTATTGCGTAACCTCACCTATCGTGAACACACGATTTATCATTGGGGAAACCTCAAAATCTTCTGGATCGAGTATAAAACCCATCATCGTAAACGAATATAATTGCACATAATAACGCTTTGTACCCAAATCCGATATCACACTCTCATCTGAGGTTTCCTCAAGAATTATGGGTACATAATGACCGTTTACAAGGGTATACGCTTGCCTACTCTGAAAATATTTAAGTACTATTTTGTTAAACTTATTCAGATCCTGTTGTTTGAAAGCGTAAATTCTCACGTCATAGCTAATATCAACTGGGATCGGCTGCGGTATTTTATAAATATCAACCCCCTTTCGTTTACCATCCCAAGTTGGAACCTGAGCGTAAGTAAATGTTTTACCTTGAGGAATATTGTATATCAACGATGGATTTGTACCAGGTTTAGTATCAGGTTGTCTAACGATATTTATGAACGGTATTTTAACATTTTTATATTCATCGGCATGTTGCCACGTCTGTTGAAACTCGTTCCATTTCTGAATACCCATCATGAATACAGGTACACGCTCACCACTCAAGGTAAGTATCATATTTTCTTTAACAAACTCTTTAAATCCAGCATCAAGATCGGTATGAAGAACCCCCTTTGGTAAATAAGCGTCCTTATCAATAATCATATCCTTCATTCTCTCAGCTGCGGCACTATCCATATTACCTGGATATTCACTACTAACTGCGGGTGTGGTTAAATTTACTTTTTTCTTATATGTACTTGGTAACGCCATATTATATTCCATTAAATTGGTTAGGATCGACTGTAACACATCTAATAGTTGAGAAATAACTCTTATAACCAAATTGTGTTGATTCATTATCCGCATTTATTCTACCATCATCATGAACTTCGTAATATTTCATGTTGTCTTCCCTATCAGCATATCCGACAATATCACCATAGCTGATCTCAACACCCTTATCTTCCATTTGTTTATTAATGATCGTAAAGGTGAAATTACCGTATTCCTGGTATTTCAAACGACCCCCATTCTTATCGTAAACTTTATTCTCTGCGTCCTCAAGTTTAGGGAGTACTTTTAATTCAACTGGTGGTAAAAACCTTATTTGACGAGCTTCGCTCTCACCATAAATATCAACGGTGCTATTTATTTTGTCAATTCTGTATAATATCACCGTAAAGTTGCTATCCTCTTCGATAACTTCTCTTGCCATATCCAATTCCATTTCAAAATCTACTTCATCGTAAAATCTTGATAATCTGGTAATTGGAATTCGATTTTTACGTTCCATTTTATATTTTACATATAAATAGTTTGATTAAGTTAGATATTGACTTTTTAAATTAGAATGACTACTATTGTAGTCATATGAGATTAGATATATTAGAATACTGTGGTGAAGACGAATGTCAAGAAGAGTTATTTGTTGACGAATGCTTCGATGATTGTTTACTTGGCATCACCTGTATTGGTAGCTGGTCATTCACTCCAGCATACGATTTTAATAAAATGATTGATTATATTAAAAAGAATAATAATCTATCAGAATCTGAGGCTATTGAGCATTTCAATCTAAATATTTTAGATAAGAAGCCGAAAATAGCATTTGTTAGATATGTGAATGAGTCTAACATGGTTTTATCAGAATACAATGAGGGTATGTTATTCCTTGACGGTTTTGATAACGCCCTGGTGGGTATTAGGATACAGAAGGATT